GTTTAATTCAGGATTAGGCATATGACCAACAAGGATGAAACCATTAGTAGCCATTGAATTACCAGTACAGGTAATTGAGATGGTGCAAGTATGCATCCTCACTTTGGAGAATAGAACACGGTCAGGTGCTTGTGTGTCAACCTGGACAAAATTGTTGCCACCACCAACTGAGACGCCAGCCGAAGTAATGGTATTTATTTGCGATACAAGATTGTCCTGTGGAAATGTAGCTGTATTTCCCCAGCGTGGATAACCGCCTTGATCGGCGGTAGTATTAGAGGACCAACAAGCAATCGAAGGATTGGTTGTCGGGATGAACATGTACGACGAAATATTGGTCGGGGTCGAAATGTTTTGACAGACAAACGGTATGACGGTTCTGTCTTGCATTGTACCTGTAAAGGCACCATACATGTTTTCCTGACGTATTGGTCCAACTAATTCTGGGAAATAGTGTTGACGGACCGCTTCTCTAATTTGTACGTTGTGCGACGTACTGTCCTTGATTACCGGAGGACGGTACTTTCCAAGTCGCACAAATGCCGGTGACGGAGTTTTGAGAGCCTCCTTCTCTAGCTTTTTCACTAGCTTATGCTCTTTCTTCACCAATTTCTTTTCAGCTGTCTTGGCAACAGCTTTGAGTTTCTTCTTAGTATCTGGAACTATAGGGGGGGAACGGTGGTAGCTAGTTAGGCATCCACCGTTTTCACCGCTCTGGCGGTGGTAGCTCGATGACGGGGAGATCGCTACTAAGTCTCCGGCCACATTGGCCTCTGCCGTTATAAGAAACTCTCAATTGGTGAGAACAGTCGTATCCTGGCGGTTTCCATTTGACCTTCATCCATAAGGCGACATGGTTTCCACTTCTTTCGGACTGTCTCGGACACGGATAAATCAATCTGTTCAACAAATTTAGTTATTATATCTTCATTCACCAATTGCATTTCGGGGGAAATACCTGTCACACGTGAGTAATGATCACGCTCCGGAATGTACTCTGGTATTTTATTTGCCC